GTGGTTTTATAAGCCATTAGTTTGCCTCCTACGCTTGAGCTTCAATAAATTCTTTTGCTTTTGCAAATGCATTTGAAAGTGGGTTAATTCGGTTCATATAAAGACCACCCTTTACCCCATTAAATGTATCAAAATACTTTTTTTCATGCTTGCTAATGCTATGTATCTGACCATCTTTGTATGTAACAGCATAATCAAGTTTATATTCATAACTATCGCCACTATTCTTTAAGGTTCTTGTTTCCCTTTTAACTTCTATTCTTTTGTGTGTAATCATTTGTTTGTCTCCTTGTTCAACGAACGTTCAACTAACGTTCAATATACATATATCACTTCGATATCTAATATACAAGATCTAGATTACATTTTTTTAAATTAATTTTGTACAGTAGGAAAAACGAATGGAAATTGTGCCACTTTATCTAAGGTTAACAAGGGAATGTTACGATATGTTGAAGTATCAAGCCAAGAAGGAAAGATGGACCATGGCTGGACTAACTGAAAGTATTTTGAGAGAAGCTTTACGTAAAAGACAGCCTGGATCTATCAGCGATGACAACATATTTAGCGAGAAATTAGCCGTAAAAGATCTAAATATATCCCAGGCACTAGACAAAATGGTGAAGTCCAATGGCAAAGATTAACTTTGGGCGTAGCAAATACCGGGCAATCAAAACCGAGGTAGACGGCATCATGTTTGATAGCAAGAGAGAAGCTGCAAGATACGTAGAGCTGAAGAAACGATTAGATGCAGGTATAATTCAAGACCTAAAGCTACAGCCTAAGTTTGATTGTATTATTAATGGCAAAAAGATCTGCACATATAGAGCTGACTTTGAGTATCTCCTGGTCGATGAGATTGGCCCTCAAGGTCAGATCAGCTACTACGTGGTCGAAGATGTTAAAGGTTTTAAGACATCTACATACAGACTAAAAAAGAAATTAGTCGAAGCATTGTTTCCTGGAACATTAATTAATGAAATTTGATAACGGGCTAACTGTCGAGGAGCAGAAGGAAATGGACGATAAATACGAAGAGCTGATGATCCGGGTAAAAGAAATAGATATGAAACTATATAGAAAGCTGCGAGCGAAAGAGTTGCCTGGCTTTATCCAGGATAATGAGTTTCAAGTTAATGAAGATAACCAGCTAGAGCTATTGTAATGAATCAATCGTATTGCCCAAAATGTTCCACAACTGAAAATAGGAATCCTAATGAGCAATATGAATGCAAAGTATGCGGATTAGTCACACAACCTGATGAAGATGCCAATGAACATGATGAACAAGATAGATAGAGTTGAACAGATAAAAGAGGCAAGGAAGCAGATCCTGGAACTACCAAAAGATAGGATGGTATCCGATGTACAAGCTCCCTCCCCTTTTACCAACATACCTTCTAGAGCATTTTCAGATAAGTATATATTAGCCCAACCAGCTACATTGATTGTATTAGGTGTTATATGTTCATACTGTAATGGTCAGTCAGGTATCGCATACCCTAATCAATTAACAGTAGCCAAAAGACTAAACAGAACTCAACAAGCGGTATCAAAACACTTTCGTAAGCTCGTAGCATGGGGCTACATCGAGAAAGTTAGAAAAGAAAACCCATTGAGAGTTAGAGGACCAAAAGGAGCTTCCTGGAGGGTTATTTACGAGCCTGGCATAGATCAAGACGAGCTAGCACAAATAACAACTGATCCACGTGTAGAAGCTAACAAGGCCGAAGATACAATGAAGCAGATAGTTAAAGAGCAAGTTAAGGAAGAAAAGAAACAAGCTAGATTATCAGAAGCACAAACCAAGTTAGCTGACAGCATTGCTAAAAGATATATAGATAGCGAGCGTGAATACTTTCCATATGATTCAGTCTTCAATGCAGTATGTAAATACCTAGCAGGTGAACAGACTATAGATGCATGGAATAAGCTCGGCACCGGCCTACAATCACCTATTGAGCGAGGCTATTTAACCGGAAACAATACACAACGTATGGTTGTTAATAAGGATATTAATACACAACGAATGGTTGTTTCTAGTGATAATGCCGTGCATAAAAAACAACCCCCAGAGGTTGTACAGCAAGTGCAAATTTCACAACCCTTAGAGGTTGTACAGAACTCTAATAATATAACTATAGATAATAATATAAATGAAATTAGTAAAGAAATGGTAAAAGTGTATTCACACATGCTAGATCAAATCATGGGAACAAGAGGAAGCTGGAGATGGGACATGAGGCAAGAGGCAATGGCTGAGGACATAGCCAGGATGGGAGTAAGTCTAGATCAGTTTACCAAGACTGTAGAAAGAGTACTGAAGCATAAAAGGAAAGAAGGAATACAACCACCATACACGATGGCATACTTCAAGTCAGTCTTTACTGATAACAAGGAAGCTACTGATGTAAAAGATATAACCAAGTCACTAGCCAGGAGCTTTAAATTATAAATATACAAAACCTAGACGTTGATCTACAATGTGTACACATAGGATAATACGATGAATTGTACGTGTAAAAAAGGCCGGACTGTCACGCCAAAAAACGGACCCTTGGGGGGGCGGGTACCCTACACGTATAGAGGGGGTCCCACAAAATTATTTTCCATTTTTTCATGAGGAGTTTTTAAATGGCAAGTTTAAACAAAGTTTTACTAATTGGTAACGTAGGAAGAGATCCTGAGTTCAAAGCATTTCAGAACGGAGACAAGATAGCTAATATCAGTTTAGCTACTTCTGAGAAATACAAGGACAAGGCAACTGGTGAGCAGAAGGAAGTAACACAATGGCATAAGGTTACTGTTCGTAATCAGAATGTCATTAGGGTTGTTGATATGTACGTTAAGAAGGGAACGCCTATCGTAGTTGATGGGAAGTTAACCTATAGGAAATATAATGCGAGTGATGGAACTGAGAAGATGGCTACTGAGATAGTTGTAGGGCCTTATGAGGGTAATATAACTTTGCTTCCTGGAAGTGATACTAGTCAGTCGAAGTTTAGTAGCTTTGCGGATAGTGGCCAGGTTGAAGAGAAAAGAGAAGAGCTAGATGACGAAATCCCGTTCTAAAAAAAGAGCTGTTCCGAAAATGGGTAACTTGGGCGGGGTACGTGAAGTATCCAAGAAGCTCAAGGGATCTGATGTTATTTTTGAGAATAGAGAGCAGTTAGCTGAGGCTCTCATGGGTTTAGCTAGTGCGAAGATAACCGATATATTGAACTGGGATGATCAAGGCAATGTAAGCGTATCTGATCCCAAGGATATACCGGAACATGCCCTGCAATCTATTCGGAAGATACGAGCTGTGCCGGTCGGCGATAAGATGCAGCTAGAAGTTGAGATGATCGACAAGGTGAGGATTTTACAGATGCTGGCTAAGAGTGCCGGTATTTTGGATAGAACACCTGAGAGTGAGAAGCCGAGTGTAATTGAAATAAACATGGTGGGACCTAAGAATGGAAAAACCTAATGCGATGAATCTAGATTTTAGCACTTCGCCTAATGTGTGGAAGTTCTTACAAGATAATAGTTTTGTTAGAGGGATTATGGGGCCGGTTGGTTCCGGTAAAAGCTATGCTTGTTGTGCTGAGATATTTAAGAGGGCCGTCCAACAAAAACCTAGTCCGAAGGATGGGATTAGGTATTCGAGGTTTGTGGTTGTTAGAAACAGTTATCCTATGCTGAAAACGACTACCATAAAAACTTGGTTAGAATTATTTCCGGAGAATATATGGGGCAACTTGCATTGGTCACCGCCTATAACTCATCATTTAAAATTACCGGCTAGAGGTGATGCTTCGGGTATTGATTGTGAGGTTATTTTTTTAGCGTTAGATCAACCCAAAGATGTGCGGAAGCTGTTATCTCTTGAATTAACCGGGGCCTGGGTCAATGAGGCTCGTGAGTTGCCGGTCGCAGTCATACAAGGCCTAACTCATCGTGTTGGAAGATACCCTTCTATGGCTGATGGTGGTACGACCTGGCGTGGTATTTGGCTAGATACGAACCCTATGGATTCAGATCATTGGTATTATAGGTTAGCTGAGAAAGAAACGCCTAAAGGAGAGTTTGCCTGGAAGTTTTTTAAGCAGCCTGGTGGCGTTGTTGAGGTAAAAACCGATGATGTACCGGCCGAGATACCGGAAGCCCAGGGATATATTT